TCCGCCTGCTCGTTGGCGCGCTCGACCAAGTACTGGCCGATATCGGAACTCAAGAACTGCTCGACCTGTTTGCCGAACATCGCGGCGCGCACCGTGGGGTCTTGCGGGTCAAGCGGCATCGGGCTTTTTCTCTTGTTGTTGCGCGGCCATCGCCTGTTCGTTCTCCATGCCCATGTCGCGATCCTCCACCGCCCCTTCCCGCTCGATGCCGCCCTTCTCCAAGTCCATGAAGTGCTGCGTCAACATCTGCCGGCTCTCGCTCTGATGCTTTTTGTCCTGCAGCGCCAATTTCACGGCGTTCGATTCGTGCGTGGTCTTGAGCTTCACCACATTCGCCTCGTGCTTGTTGGCCTTGTCGATCATGAGCTTCTGCAGCTTCATGGTGAGGGCCTGGATCTGCTGCTGCGCCTTCTGTAGCGCCGGGTCGGAACCGTCGATCTGGAAGCGATTACCGTCCTGATACCCCGACAGGCCCGCCATTTCCTTCCACACCTCTTTGAGATCGAGGCCGGGCGGCGGACGTACCGAGATCTTGGCGAATTCCGCCACCGCATACACGAACTTCTGCAGCTTGGCGGTGGGGTCGGTCGCACCCATGCCGACATTCACCGTCACGTTGAGTTCACGATCGAGAATCGCATCGGTCACCTGCTGCACGCCGTATTTCTCGAATACCTTCGCCTTCTCACCGGCCAGAGCAATGATGACCGTATCCGATTCGTAGTGCTGTTCGAGCATCACCAATTGGCGCAGCACCGGCTGCACGAAGGTTTCCGTGAACGTCTTCAGCATGTATTCGGTCAGCAAGTTCGCCGGCCCCTGCAGCATCTGCATGGTGTTGGTCGACTCGCGCCCTGAGCGCGTCGCGGTCACTTGCATGGGGTTGAAGTTACCGACTAGGTCGGCGAAATCCCCATCGATGCGGTCCTCTTCCAAGTAGGCGCTTGAGGTGACGTCGGGCCAGGAAATTTCCTTGATATCCCCCTCAGGGTCATCTGCCAGCGTGATGCCGCCGGGGGTATTGCGTACCAGGCTCGCGAGGTCGACGTTCTTGCCGCGCTTTGCGATCCAGCGCTTGTTGAGTACGAATTTGACGTTATCCAAGCGCTGGTTCTTGACGTCATTCGCCTCATCCTGCAACGGTTTGACCAGGGTCGGGACACTCGACGGGAACGGCTTGTGGGTCTCGATCACCGCATTGCCCATCACATACGGACGCTTGCCGTGCCACACGGTGTTCTTCAGGGGCTCAGGATCGGTGAGCAGGCGCTCGCTCGCAATCGTGTAGAACTCCCAGTCCTCGCCATTGAAGCGGTGAATGTGCCGGTGCACCCACACGATGTCGTAGTCCGACACGTCGCGCTTTTGGTTGGAGGGGTCCTGGCTCACATTAATGCGCGCCTGGCGGGTCGAGTCATCCGAGGAATCCGAGCGCGCAAACACCGCGGCGGTCGAGTACTTGCGCCAGCGCTGGCCCTTGGGGTTCGGGTAATTCATCCGGTCCTGCACATCGCACCAGTACATCGGAATCAAATGGATCAGATACGGTGAGGTGTTGATCGGGTCGAGCCAATGCGCGGAGGGGTCAATACGTAGGTTCTCGATCGGGAAGAGGTCGATGACCGGTCTATCCTCCAAGGATTCGGCCATGCCGTCATCGTCGTGCCGCTCCAGGAAACGCCAGAACACATGGGCACAACACGCGCCCTGCACTTGCGCATCCTGGATCGCACCCATCACAATTTGAAACCACGGGATAGTCGTGGTGAGCCGGTACTGCAGCACTTGCTTAGTGACTTCGGCCGAGATGACTTCCTCTTTTTTCGCCTGGTTGTTGGCGGTGATGTCGAGTAAGTCAATGTTACTGAAGAACGCTGCCGCGGCTGCCGCCTCATTCTTGCGGATCACCGCGCGGGTCTTGGGACGGAACAGGTTCGAGCGCTTCTTGAACAGTTCGCCGTTGTATTTGGAGTCCGCGGGGTGCTGGTTGTTGAACGCCTTGATCGAGTTATCCCACGCTTGGCGGTAATTGCTATCGATGTAGGAGGTCGAAAACCTAAACGCATCGCGCGCGCGATTCAGCCAATTGGGTTCGGCGGGCTTGCCACGTTTACCCGCCTTATCGTCCTCGGGCGGCGAGTCACCCACTTGCATGCCGGCGCTCTCGCGTTCCTCGCCGAGCTCCTCGCCCTCGTACTCGCCCGCCTCCGGATCATTGATCGCAGGCGGCTGTGGGCGCCACGGGGTGGAGGCGCTCACGGGTGATACACCCATTCCTCGTTATCGTGATCCCAGCGCCAGCCGTGCTTCATGCGAAGTGCGCCTCTTGCTTGGGCTTCCAGTCGGCCGGCATGACGGGGTCCGAACCATCCCACGCGCCGCGCTTGTAGCCGAAGAGTTCGAGCATGGCGCCGCCCGCTTGCACGGCCGAGTGCGTGACCTCCTTGGGGTTGTCGAGCTTATCTTTGGGCATGAGGAAGCCGAAGCCCTCACGCTGCAAGCTTGCCGCCACCTCCGCATTAATGACCGCGTGGCGCACGATCATGGCGCCGCCTTGGAAGGAGACTTGCCACGGATGGTCTGGGTAATGCCGCTCGAGCGCGCGCCAGATCTCCATGGCGAGTTGCAAGTAGCTTGACTCCTCCGCATCGCCCGCCTCGATGAGTTGCATCTCGCTCATGTCGTGCCGGTGTATTTTTGCTTCAAGGTCTGGCTGCCCGGCGGACCGTACAGGCCGGTAAATCCTATGTCGGTCGAATCGAAACCGCGGCCGTTCGAGAACTCGTAGATGCGATGATCGGGTGCTTTGAACGATGAGCCCCATTCGCGGCTCACCATCTCGAGCAAGGAGAAGTTGCGCGTCGTGACTTGACGGCCGAGACTAGCGGGTAGCGGGGGAAGTGCCATTTATGTGTACTCCGGTTCCAGTGAAGTTTGATCGACATATTCAGGGGTGATCGGCTCCATGTCGTAGATGCGGCTCGCGGCATCGACCAGGTCTTTCAAGCCGCCGAACGGAAAGTAGGAGACCTCCATGCGCAGCATCTCGGCGACGTCGTAGCGATGGCCATTCTCATCCTTACGCGTGATCGGGCGGGCTATTCGATATTCGTAGCCCTGCGCGAGCAGCGCGCGCTGGGTCTTGGTCAAGCGTTCATCGTCGGTCGGATACGGTAGATAAAACCGATGGCCCTTAATGTCCGGTACCAGACGTTGCACGCGATCATTTTTACTTTTCTCGCCATCGCGTGGCCATTCGAGCTCGGCGATCTCAAAGCGGCAGCCCTCGATGCGCTGGCGCTCGTGGAAGTAGTCAAGATCGGCAATCGCACCGAAGCGCTCGTAGCCCACGTGCAGACCCATGAGGCCGGGGGCGTTGCTCCACTTGTCCCATAAATCGCGCATCCAGCGCCAGCGGTCCATGAGGTCCATCTTGTGCGCAACGCCGTCTAGTAGGTACTTGTTGCCGGCGACATCGATGCCCAAGACCACCATCGCGGTGTTAGCCGAGTCGCGCTTGATTGAGCGCGCCGGATCGACCATGAGATAGCCCATCAAAGTGAGAGGGCGGACTTCGTAGACTTGGAGGTCATTGACGTTGAACATGCGCTGATGACCCGCGAGTGGGTTCGCGAGCAATTGACAGGCTACGGTCGCCTCACCCTGATCGCGGATGCGTCGTGTCCACTCGGCTTGCGTGAAAAGTACTGGCCGCCCATCCATTTGGCCGTTATGCGTGGCAGGGTAAATGCGCGCTTGAGCAGCGCCGCGCTTAATGATCTCAGCGTACGTGTCCGCATAATGGTAGCGGGTGCCAATGATCCATTTGCGCCCGCCCATGGTGCCCAAGTTATCGGAGAGTTCCCAGGCCTCCGTGGTCTTCGCGATTTGCTCCGGGTTGTTGACTGATTCACGGGTCACCACATCATCATAGATCATGAGTTTGAAATGCTTGGATGTGGGCATGCCATCGACCAAGCCGTGCGCCTCGATGGTGGACTCCTTCGGGTTGCCCTCGCGCCGGCAGATGAGCCCCGCGTCCAAGCTCCAGCAACGCGACTGACCACTTGGGTTCGCGTACAGCACATCGGGAAAACTCGCCTTTAGATTCTCGTTCGATTCGAGCTCTTGCTGAATCTGCGCGAGGAAGCCCTTGGCAATCAGCTTGGTGTGACTGAAGATACCGATGGTGATTTCGCGGTCCTTCAAGATTTCCTGGATCGCGCCCGCCAAAGTGATGATGCTCGACTTGTAGTGCTCGCGCGACCAGATATCACAGTAGCCATCCGGCGCCCCTTCGACCTCGCGGCAGCGTGCATAAAGCCACGGATGCCACGCATCGGTGCGCTTGAGCATCTTCACCAGCAGGTAATAGCGATCGTGCAAACACAGCCAGCGCACCGCGCCCACATCACGGCCGTGGCCATCGAGCGCATCCCACGATGCCATCAAGTCACTGAAGGGAAGGTTTTGCACGCGCGTCGAGAGCTGCGTCGAGGCGTTGGGCAAGGGTTTGAGCATCGCCGGTATCCACGGTGTGCGTGACGTTCAGATGGCCTGAGACTTCTTGCGGAATCAGCCGTGCGTACAGGCGATAGAAATCGGTGAGATTGTCCTTGGCCCATTCAGCCATCTGCGCCGTGCCGCCCAAGCGCGTGAACACGGCAATGATGTTCTCCTTGGCGGTCGCGCCCATCTTGTTCGGTGTGCCTCGCACACGCCCTACTCTGGCGGTCATATGATTGATTTTACGAGCGCGTCTTCGGGCCCGGCCGCTGGTACTTGACCGGTTTTTGCATCTTCGGCGTCTCGGTCATCCCGCGCTTTTTTTGCTTGAGTTGCGCCGCGGCCGGGGCGTGCTCGATCGGTTTGTAGCTCATGTGTCACCCGAGTAGTTGTGATACGCCGAGTACGCGGTCAAGGGGCCGTAGCTGCGTCGCTTGGTGTAGAGCTCCAGGCGGTGCGGCAAATCCTTGTTGTGCCGGTGCAGGATGGTTTGGTCCAGGTCATAGTCGCCGGTGACGTTCGGCGTGGTGCGCCAGCCCTTGGGCGCGCACTGATGACAGCCGTTGTGACCTAACTTGTGCATCTCATTTGGTTTCACGTGGAACTCCTATGTGGTGACGAAGCATATGCCGAAGTGGACTGCTGTGCGCATGCGCTCTTTTGCCTACTGCGTGCCTCGCGCAAGATTTTCTCCAGGTATTGGTGGCAGATCTGGTGCTTGGCGGCGCAACTGCGATAGGTACCTATCGCGAGTTTGCGCTCGTACCAATCGAGAATTTCCTGGCGCACTTGCGGCGTGATTTTAAGTTTAGTCATGGCCCGGCCCGCACCCGCTCCACGTGCGCGAACACATCGGCGCGCGTCTGCACCACGGCGACCACCGCTGCGCCCCAGTCGCGTAAAAAACGCTCCTGGCTCGGGCGCAACGTGCCGTCCGCGGTTTTAACCTCGACGATTTGCAGCACCGCGCCGCGCTTGGTGGGGATGCGGACCAAAATATCGCCCATGCCACCGCCCACCATGTGGCAATCCAGGACCGTGCAGTACAGGCTCTCGTACCATGCGGTCACATCGCCGTGATTGGCATCGCGTGCGCCCAGGGCGGCACGGGTCGCGGCGCGCGCGCCCATCAGTTCAAGTCCGCGCGCTCTTGCGCAGGTTTTGGTTTGCGGGCGCGCAGCGGCGAGTTGCGCTTCGGCTTCGGTGCGCGCTTGCGCTTGGACGTTTGATCGTCATCGGCGCTGCGCTGAACGAAATCAAAATACAACTGCCCCGAGGATTCCATCAGCACCCGCGCCTGGCGCACTTCGGGGCTCGCCTCACCGTGGCGCTGCGCAACCTCATCGAACCAGCCGAATTGGTGATCGTGCTTGCGCATCAGAAGCTTCGGGCGGTCGAGCACATCGCACAAAAGCTCACCCGATTCCGCATCGACCTTGCGCTCAAGGTGCGTCAATTCGTGATCGAGCAAGGCGGCACGCTGGCGCGCGGAGAGCGTAAGCCAGCCCGCGCGGTCGACGATAATCGTCGCGTCCGCAACTCCTAACGCGCGATCCT